CACTCCTGCGGATAGCCGTCCTCAATTGTGTATTCAATATTGAATTTTTCCCATTCTGCTATTTCGTTCCAAGCCTTAGATATAAGGTCATTTGCATCTTCTAACCTCTCAACAAGTTCCTCAATGTTCATTTATTTCCTCCTTTAATGTAAACATTGCACATTCAAGCGTTAATATTGTTTCTTTTAATTTTTCCTTTACGGCATCAAAGTCGAAGCTCTCGCCTTCGTATGATGCTATATTCTGTTCCTCGTCAATCAGCTTAAACATTCCCATTATGGAAGTTTCGCAATCCTCTAATTCGTTGCATATCGTTTCAATGTTCATTGTTTACCTCCCGAGAATATTTCATATAATGCGTTTTTTTGCCGAGCCTTGTAATTGTCGGTATAAGCTCTTTATGTATCTGCTCCCCGTCTTTTACAAGTTCGCTTATTCTCGTTGCAAGCTTTGTTATTCCAAGGTCTGAAAAGGCTTGCATCGGTGTGATAGAGCCGAAGCGGTCTATGTAGTCCATTATTGCTTGTCCTTGTGTCATTGTTTATCTCCTTTATAAATAATTCACTCCGAAAATTTGCCGAAAGTCCTCGATGCTCCATCCGTTTTCTTTTAAGGCTTTTTGCTCTCCGTAAATGTGAAGCATCTGCATCGTGTCGGCGTTTCTGTGAACGGCATTCTTTCCTGTTCGGTGACATTCGGTGCAAAGGTCAACCGTCAGCTTGTATTTTTCGCTCTTTGGTCGGTTAAATCCTCCGAATATGTGATGCCGTTCTGTCTGCGTATATTTTCCGCAAATAAAGCATTCTTTTATTTCCATTCCTCCTTTATAAGCGCAAGCTCGTCCGGTGTTAAAACCTCGATTCCGTTTTCCTTGCAATCCTCAATTACAAGGTCGAGAAGTCTTGACATCTGCTTCGTGTTATAGGTCGATGAGCCAAAATACAGTAAAACATTCGTACACCCTTCTAATTTGCTTTCTGCGGTGTCTGTGAGCCATCCTATGCCGTTATGTTCCCAACCTCTGCAAAGGTCATTTACGGCTTGATTTTGAACGCATACAACTTGATAATTGCCGCCTATGTTCCGCACATATTGTCTGTAAAGCGTTATCTTGTCAATATTCAAGACTTCGGATAATTCCCCGAGCAAAGTCCACATATAAGCGTTTGCATCCTTGCTCCGTTTCTTTTTCGCTTCCTTGATTTCGACCTCGATTTCTTTTTCGTTCAACCGGTCAAATAACGCCCTCAAATCTGTTTGAGTTTCTATTGCAAGAATGGAATTTCCAAAGCGGTTAAAATTCAAGTCTTTAAGCTTTGCCCGAAACATCCGCATCCTCCATCTTGTTTAAGCCTTCAACGGCTTCTCGGTATTGTTTGCCCGTCAGCTTTTCAAGTTTTGCCTTGTATTTCTTTTCGAGCTTTTCTCTTGTTACACCTTTACGGCTTGCAAGTGATAAAAGCGAGTTTATTTGTATTTCCGTCAAGTCCTGCTCGGCATCGCCTTCGGGCAAGTCCTCGCCTGCGTAAATATACAAACCTAAGCCGTGCCTTGCACAAGCTTTCGTCAAGCTTCTCTGAATTGCTTTGTTAATATCAAAGCTCGTTACGGTGTCCGCAGGTATTGATTTGTTTTTGTAGTCCATTACGGGCAAAAATTCAATATGCTCCAAGCCTTCGATTGTTACGCCTGTTTTTACAAAACAAGTCTTGCCGTCCGTAAAGTAAGGCATCCCTCCGAGTTCGTCATTCTGATAAATCGTATATGTTGCCTCGGGGTATGCTTTTTTTATCTCTCCCCACGCCCACGCCCAAGAAAGATATGTCAATCCGTTCTTGCTTTCGGTGTGTTCGTTAACATTGATTTTGTTTAAATTCTCAAATATGCTCATTGTCTTTTCTCCTTTATCTGTTTTTCAATAAAATGTTCGCAAGCCTCTGTGAACGGGCTGTGCCAATCTTGATAATCGCAACTTGTTTCAATCCACTCGTGAGCTGTTTCCATGGTGCAGCCGAGTTCACAATCAATACAGCATTTATTCATTATTTTTTCTCCTTTATGATTATGTAATTTTCGGTTTCTTTTTTGATTTCGTATAAGCCTCTCATTGTGTGCAATTTAAGGCGTTTTCTTAACGCTTTTATAATTGCGACATACAGATTATGCTCAAACTGTATAAGCTCTTTTTCGTGGCAAAATCCGTAAATTAAAGCCGTTACGAATAAAACGCTGATATTTATTGCCGTCCAACTCATCCCTCAAAAACTCCTTTCAATGTTTCGGTGTTGACATACCATTTGTTGTTTACCTTTACGGCAGGAAGCCGTCCTTCTTTGCATTGTTTCTGCGCCGCCCTCAAACTTATATTCAGAATTCGAGCGGTCTGTTCGCAATCTATAAGCTGCGGAAGGTCGCACCATCTCCAAGCCTTTTTGATTTTCATTTTTCAACCTCCTTTAAAAGTATAGAATTTCTATACTTTTTGTGTAAAAAAATATTCGCCTATCTCGTCAAAGGTAATGCCGAGAATAAGTGCCATAGTTCGAATTTCGCTCTGCCTGAAACCTTGACCGCTTATCTTGATTGAAAGCGTTGCCGGATTTATTCCGATAATTTTTGCGATTTCCTCCTGCGTATAGCCTTTTTCTCTTATTAAACCTTTGAGTTTCGAGAAGTCGAATTTAATGCCTTTTGCCATTTTTTCACCTCGCTTTATTTAGTTTTTTAGTGGAATAGGGCTGATGCGCTCAACCCTTTAGAAGCGTTATCTTTCCTCTAAAACCTCAACCTTGTCGAAGGTTACATTCGGATACATCGCAAGAAGCGTAAATTCGGCAAGCGTTGCCGCTCTTAATTCGTCCTCTGCCGTTCCGTGTCCCGTTGTAAGTAAGCTTCCGTCTCTGTAAAAGTTTACTGTCCATTTTTCCATTTTGTTTATCTCCTTCCGTTCCGCCGTGGCGGTTTCGTTTTTCTATACTTCGATTATAATACCGCCATTTCGATTTGTCAAGAAAAAGTTTTGAAATTTCTAAACTTTTTTTAGAAAGTATTGAAAATCGAGAAAATTGTGTTATAATAAGGTCAAAAGGAGATGATAATAATGAAATCATATTTTGCGGAAAGATTACGCCTTGCGCTTGATGCTCGAAATATGAAACAATCCGAGCTTGTGCAAAAGACGGGCATTCCAAAGTCTGCAATATCTCATTATGTAAACGGATTATATGAGCCGAAGCAAGAACGGTTGTATTTGATTTCAAAGGCTGTCGGCTTTTCTCCTGCGTGGCTTATGGGATATGACATTGACCTTGAAAAAGAAACAATCCCGTCAAACGCCGAGATTGTAAAAGTCTTTAACAAGCTTACCGATGAGCAACAAGGGCAAGTCCTCGCTTTTATTCGGTTTCTTTCAGAAGGGAGCAAATAAATTCTTTTAATTGCTCTTTCTCTTTATCTGTTGCAGTTTGTAACCACTCAATCAATTCGTTCATATTTGCGCTCCTTTCCGAACAAATGTTCTGATTTTATTTTAGCGAGTGATTTTCGAATTGTCAATTCAAAAAATGTCTGCAAGTCCTTTTTATAGGACTTATAATAAAAATTTTGTCGAAGGGTGATAAAATGAAACAAAGAAAAGACGGAAGGTATGAAACGAAGGTTTATCTCGGCAAGGTTGACGGGAAACCGAAATATAAATCGGTTATGGGAAATTCACCTGCGGAGGTAAACAAAAAAGCCGCCGAGCTTCGTGTTCTGCTCGGGCAGGGTGTGAGGGTCAATGACGATAAATCTTTTAGCGTATGGGCTGACCGTTATCTTGCACAGGTCGAGCAAACCGTTCTCCCCGAATGGTATCAATTACAAAAAACACGGGCGAGGGTATGGCAGGAGGAGTTCGGCAATATTTCGGTTGAAAAAATACTCCCTGCCGATTGTCAGGAAGTATTAAACGATATAGCAAAATCAAATCCTTATTATCCCGACAAGCCGACCTCTCATAAAACGCTTGTTGAATATAAAAACATTTTATGCCGTATATTTGATTATTGCATTCAAAACCGTATTTTAACTTTTAATTCGGCAAATTATATAGTTATACCGAAAACGGCTAAAAAGGGCAAAAGAAACGCCATAACGGATGCCGAAATAAAAGCAATTCAAAATACGCCGCACAAATTGCAAACTGTTTGCCTTATTTCCATTTTTTGCGGTCTGAGGCGTGGAGAGCTTGCCGCTCTGACTTGGAATGATATTGATTTCGATAAAAATGTAATCAATGTCAATAAGGCGGTCAATCCGAAAGATAATTCGATTAAGCTGCCGAAAACCGAGGCAGGCATCCGCTCCGTACCGATGCCCGATGTTCTCCGTGAACATTTGCTTAATGTTAAAAAAGAAAATGTCCTCGTTTTAGAAAATAACGGGCGACCTTTCACAAATAACGATTGGCAAGTAAAATGGGATTCTTACCTTAACGAAATAAAGAAAACGCAAGGCATTGCTATTGATGCGACTTTTCATTGTCTCCGGCATACTTATTGCACTTTGCTTTATGAGGCAGGCGTTGATGTTCTCGAAGCAAAGGAATTTATGGGTCATTCTACGATTCAGACCACGCTCGGTATTTATACTCATTTGCGAAACACAAAGCGCAATAAAAGCATCGTAAAACTCAATGAAATGTTGTCTCCCGAAAATAGTATATTCGGCAAATATTCGGCAGAAACGCAGTAAAGCCTTTATAATACGATATATAGAGCGAGTTCGATTCTCGTCCGGGTCACCAAAACAAAATATTTGAAAAAGTGCTGAAAAACCTTGATTTTATGCGGTTTACGGCACTTTTTCTTTTTGCTTTTTGTACGCAAAAATTCGTTGAAAATCGTTAAAAATCGGCTATCATATTCGGCAAATATTCGGCAAATTGTGTACAATTGAATTTATTTTCGGGCATAAAAAAAGAAGGGAGCGGTTGCTCCCTTCCCGTCATTTTTCACTTGCCATTAAATTATTTCTTGCAAGTGTTGACTACTTAATTTTGATTTTTTGACCGACATAGATTTTATTTGCATTTGCGATGTTGTTTATCTTTTTCAATGTCTGCCAAGTAGTGCCGTATTTTTTAGCGATGCCCGAGAGGGTGTCGCCTTTTTTTACGGTGTAATATACCGATTCGGCTTTCGGTGCTTGTGTCGGTTTTTTGAGCATTTCGTTGACAAGCTTCTGAACGGCATCGTATTTGTCGCCGAGTGCTTTCTTTCGTGCTTCTCCGTTGCCGTATTTGCCCTCAATTACTTCTTTCGCAAGTTCTTCGATTGATTTCTCGGGTTTGTTCAAAACGGGCAAATTTGCCCCGTTTTCGTTGTAATAATAATTGCCGTCAAATCTCTTGCCGTTAATTGTGAGCTTGTTTGTGTATTGCCACATTACAAAAGGCTTTGAATATGTGCATTTTTCCGCCCATTGAGCGACCCATTTCGGATATTTTTCAAGCTCGGGAGAATAAAGGCGATTATTGAGCCAATCAAGATTCGCATAAATGCCTGCGCCTGTTCTGTCGCAAAAATGCTTTACTATGCGAACAAGCAAATCTCCCCGAGGCATTTTTACATCTTCTACATCGTACCATAAGCCGAGCTTTGCGTTCTTGCCTTCCGTGAGCCTTAAAATGTGCTTTGCCTCGCTTTCGGCTTTCTCGATGCAATTCGCATAAGAATATAAATAAACGCCGTAAGGCTTGCCGAGTTTCTCACAAAGTGCGACATTGTTTTCGAATTGCGGGTCGTCTTGAAATTTGAAATCCGAACCGAAACCGCAACGAATTATTACAAAGTCAACGCCTTTGAGGTCTGCTTCTGTGAGCTTGCCGTTATGCTTGCTTATGTCTATGCCTTTTAACATATTATGCTCCCTTCTTTTCGAGGTCTGATATTCTATGATTTGCCACTTTGATTTGTTCCTCTAATACCGGCACTCGTTCGGCAAATTCATTGTGCTTTCTGACCTCTCTTGTCAATTCCTCTATTTTTGTGTCCGTTACCGCTTGCGAAATGCGGAGCTGATTTTCCATTCTTTTGTTGCCGTTGATGTTCGTTATGATAACACCTATAAGAGCGCATCCGCCCGAAATCAAAGCAACAATTATCTCACTCGGCATTGTCCTCGCTCTCGCTTTCGTGATATTTTTTTGACGATATGCCAAGAATTGTACCAAGCATTGTGTCAAACGCAACAGCTATTGTTATAACTTCCTGCGTGTGCGGAATGTTAAGCGTTGCACCTAACACTCCGTAAAATGTTGTTACAGCAGGTAATACTACCTGTGCTATGAATTTTAAAATATCATATGTTTTGTTGCTCATATTTTGTCCTCCTTAACCGATTACCATTGAAACGCTGAATGTATCACCGTTGTTTACTGTTATAGGACTGTCAAGAACTTCACGAGCAACTAATGTCATATATTCTTCGCCTGCAACTCTGTTGTCTTTATACATCAAACCGATTTCGTTTATTGTAATCTGTGAAGTGCCGTTGTATGTGTATGTTTGTTCCAAAACGCACCTATTGTTAATGCCTTGATTGTTTGCGTTTATTCTCGTTGCTGAAATCAAAGTGAAATCCGTATCTGCAATCAATGTGCTTGGATTGTCAATGCTCGGTGCTTGCGTAGGATTAACCGCAAAGCATATATCGTCTTTTGTTACTGTGGCATCCCCACTTCCAAAGGCAAAGGTTGACGAGCCCGTTTTGCTTGTATCAGCAACTAATGCGGAATACTTCAAAGATTGTATATCCGTTATTAACGCCATTGTCGGTTTGCTCGCATAGCCAGCAATAGTGTGTGTTTCACCTTTTACATTTATTGTGCTCGGGAAGTACGGTGACGCCACCGCCATAGCCACCGCCATTCTCCTGAAATTCTGTGTAAGCATAATTTATTCCTCCTTAAACTGTAACTGTTGTATTTGTCGGCATTGCTTCTGCTATGCTCTGTATCGGTACAACCGAAACACCGCCATAGCCTCCGCCTCCGCCCGTCTGTATCTCGCTTATTTTCGTTGAAATGTTGCCATAGGTTATTTCGTCCGTATCGCCTGTAAGGTCAACATAAGCCTCTTTAACATTGTGAATAACTTGTGTTAAGTTAATATCTGCCATTACGGAATTACCTCCTCTGTGTCAACGATAAGTGCCGCCGCTATTGCATTGTCTACATATCTCTTATTAGCGGCGTCTGTATCAATCGCAGGGTCGGCTACAACAGCAATTCTTTTGTTTGCCATTGTTATAGCAGGGTTATTTGCCGAGCTTTGCACCTGCAATCTTGCGCCGTTTGTCAACTGTATGTTGCCTGTCATTATGCCGCCTGTAAGGTCAAGCTTGCCGTCAAGTGCGTCTGTTACTTGATTTGTTATATCTGTTACGGTATCATTAACAAGCTTTGCTGACGGATATTGTGTATCTGTTTCGTCACCCGTAAATTTGGTTACTTTGTTTGCGAGCTTTTCGTTGAAAGCGTCCTGCGTATCAACATAATTTTTATTTGCTCCGTCTTTTGCGCTTGTCGGGTCTGTAAGATTTGTTATTTTGCCGTCGCCAACTCTTAATGCCAATTCGTTGACATTTGTTATATCGTAACCGCCCATATTGATTTTGCCCCGCATAATTCCGCCTTTAAGGTCAAGCTTGCCGTCAAGTGCCGATTTGACAACTTTATTCTGTACGGGATTTTCGGAGGTATCGCTCAATGCGTTATCAACCGCTACATTGACCGCAATTTCGCTGTTCTCGGTGTCGGTTGTTACGGTTGTGTTGTTTCCGTCAACAAGTGAAATGTCATTCTTTAAGCCGTTTACACTTTTAACGATGCCGTCTCCGATTTCGCCGATTATTTCCTCGACCTCTGCGAGTGCGTTTTCAAGTGCCGTATATTCGTTTGAGCTTTCGATTGCTGACTCTGAAACAAGGCTATCGTCAACAACTACATTGAAGGTGTATGTTGTCAGCGTTCCGCCGAAAACAAGCTGAATTTGGCAGGGAACGATGCCTTTTACCGCTAACGCCTGCGAGGTTAAGGGAGCGATAAGCTTTCCGTCCTCAATTGTGCAATTGTTATAAAATTCTGTGCCGTCGGGTTTCTTGCCGTAAATCCTTGCCGACTGCAAGCCTGCAAGTTCGATATCGTCAAAGCAAAGTTCAATTTGCCTGTCGGTATCGAATTGTATGCAATGAATTGTCGGGGTCGGCTGTGTGGTAACTGCCGATAATTTTAATTTTTTAATCATAATAAAGTCCTCCGAGCTTTCTTTGAATTGTTTGTGTATAACTTAATGCCCTTTTTCCCGCAAGCCTCATGACTGAATTTTCGGGGTGCAAAAAGTCAAGCGTTTGTTCCTGCAATATTAAGGTTGTTTCAACGCCTAATGGTTGACAAATAACGGTTATTTCCTGCCCTATGTTAACTGTGCCGTATCTTGCCTCACCCGTGATGATGTTTAAATCTAAACCGCTAACAGTCAATGACAATTGAGCAAAAGCATTTTTCGCAAGCCATTCCGTCGCAAGCTGCCTTAATAGGTTGCGGTCTGTTATATCGCCGAAATGTATTGCAACGGTGTTTCGCCCGTATAAGTTAACAAGCGTCGGGTTTTCAATAATGTTGTTAACAGTATCACCTGCATTTTGTGTGATGCAAATATATTTTGTTGCTCCCGAGCTATATGTCCCGTCCTCTGCTCCCAATGCCCATACGCCTGTTATAATGTCGCCAAGTGCAAATTCGTCTGCATAGTCAAGCATATTGACGCCGAGCGTGATGTTTCCGCCCAAACTAATTGATTTTTTTCTAAAATAAACAGCAACTTTGTTGTTCGCATATTGAAGCATCGGTGCTATCCCGTTATTTTCTTCAATCATTTTTAAAATTGAGAGGGCATCCGTGAATTCATAGCCGAGCGGTGCAATTGTGTCGCTCGGGTCTAACAAGACGGTAGCATTTGAAAAGTCAAAAACATTGCCATAGCTTCTTGCCATAAAGGGAATTAAAGCGTTAAAATAATCTATTGCGTTGAGCCTCGTTGTTGCCTTTTGCGGTGTAACAAGCACCCTCGCCCATAAGGTCTCCGCCGAAAGCGCGAGAATTGTTTTTCCGCCGAAAAGCGAGCGAGAAATTGAAACAACTACGCCGATAAAACTATGCACAGGGTCATTGAAGTAGTCGGCAATCAACAAGTCATTTAAGGCTATTTCTTCATAATATGGGTTTGTGTCAAAAATCGTAAATTCTAATTGTGCAAGCTGTCCGTCGGCTCTTGTCAATTTAACATTTGTTGCCGATGCTTCCGCATCACCACTTTGAAATATGACCTTTTCTTGCCCTTTATAAAAAATAGTGTTCATAGAGATTTTGCCCTCCATCTCACTTTCATTTCGGCATCGTTTAAGGTCAATTCGGGAGAGGTACAAAACGAATTAAAAAGCGAAATTTTAAACCATCCGACATAACTTCCGTCATCAGTCTCGTCAAAATCCCGTTGATGCTGAAATCCCCATCGGTCATTATATATAAGGCTTCCCGAGCTTGTTTCTGAATTTGCCGTAAAATAAAATTCGGGAATTATTGAATATTCCGAAGCAGGAAGGGCAATTTCTCCGCTTGCCGTGTATGTGTCAATAATAGGCGTTACAGCGTACTTGAACGGGTCTGCATACATTGTGATGTTGAATGTGCCGAGCTGTCTTTTGCGGTCAAAATTTGCTATTGAAACTCTGCCCTGCCAATACCACTCGGGGTCATTGTCAAAAATGATTTTTGCAAGCCTGCCGTGAAGCTTGTTGCGTATATCAGACATAACGCTGTCCCAAGACAGACGGGGATTTATTGCGCCGACCTCAATGTTTATCGTTCGGCTTTTAAAAACGGGCTCTTTGCTCAATAGTTCCGAAGTGTCATAAAATCCCGAAACCGTGGGAAACGAAACGAACGAGGTTTCCTGCTCTGGCTCTCCGATGTAATTAGTGTTGCTTATTGCAAGACCGAAATCCGTCTTTGAGTGGTAGGTTGTGCCGTTGACCTCTATCGTGAAGCCGTTAGTTAAGGTGTCTATCATCTCAATGTGTCCCTCCTTGCTATCTGCCCGAAAGCTCGATTATACATCGGAGCGGTCTCGCCGACTAATACACCCGTATCAAGAACAATCTGCTGTCTATTCGCAAGATACGGCAGATATTGACCGAGCATATTTGAAATGCCGTTCGGAGCTGTCATATTGACGCTCATTTCTGTTGCCATTCCTCTTACGGTGTTTTGAAGCTTTGAGCTTGACTTTTCAAGGCTGTTTGCCAAACCTTCAACAAAGTCGGGCATCCAAGTTTCGTAATCTCTCAACGGTCCTTCGTCGGGACGGCTGAAATGCAAGAACGATTTTATTTTATTTGCGATTTTGCCTGCCGCTTCGCCTACTCGGTTAATCATATTCATTATGCCACTTATGAAACCTTGTATCATATCTGTGCCCCATTGCTTCGCCCTGTTCGTTATAGATTGCCAAGCTCCCGATATGCGCTCGCCTATACTGTTTATCAGCGTAGGAATGGCGGTCAAGAATGAATTTTTTATATTATTTATTATCTGCGGTAATCTTGCTATAATCTGTGGTAAAGCCTTGAAGATGCCCTCTAAAACCGCAAATAAAAGCGTTACGCCGACCTCTATCAACATAACCAAAGTATCGGGATTTGTTAAGTATTCAGTTATTTCAAGGACAACATCAACAAGCGCAGGAATTAAATCGGGAAGTGCCTTGATAATACCCTCTGCAAGTGTCACGATGATTGTCATTGAAGTTTTCAAAAGAAGCGGCAAATTTTGAATTATGTATTCAGCTAAATTCATTATTAGCTCAACCGCAGCCGTGAATAATGCAGGCAAATTGTTAATGATTGCGGTTGCTAATCCCGTAACAATAGTCGAAGCGACTTCGAATATCTGCGGAGCTTTCTCGCTCATCTTTGTTATAAGGTCATTTATGCCTTTTTCTATGTTTTCAAGACCGCCCATATCTCCCGTAAAGATAAGAGCCAAGCCGTCTGTAACTTGTGTTAATGCAGGCAAAAACTCTGCCATTAAACGATTTTTTAAGCCTTCGGCGGTTTTAGATAAAACATTCAAGCTATCGTCAAATGCCGCCGATGCTTTGACCGCTTCGTCTGACATAATAAAGCCGTATTTTTCCGCCTGTTCTGCAAGTGCCGCCGTGTCCTCTGCGGTCTGATTGAGTAACGGTCCGAGCTCTGTTGCACCTTTGCCGAGCAACTGAGAAGCGAGTGCCGTTCTTTCGGTGCTTTCGCCCATTTGCTGCAAGCCTGCGATTGTGCGTTCAAATAATTCCTCTTGTGAAAGCTTTGCGACTTCTTCCTGCGAGATGCCGAGCTTTTGAAAAGCATCAGAATTTTTTTGCGCCTGCGTTGCAAGTGTTTTCATCGGTGCTTTAAGGCTTTCAATGTTTGCGCCGTTCTGTTCGAGTATGAAATCCCATTTTTGATAGCTTTCAGCGGAGATGCCGAGCTTCTGCGACATCTTGTCGATTTCGTCTCCGTATTCTGCGACATCCTTTGCCGCCGATACAAATTTTTTTGATGCTTGAAGCGTTGCCGCTCCAACCGCCGCAATTGCCACACCTGCCGCTTTTCCAAAGGTCGCCAAGCCTTCGGCGAGTTTCTTTCCGTCAAATGCCTTTGCGCCTTTTTCTCCGCTCTGTGCGAGTTCGTTGCCGGTCTTTTCCGCCTGCGATTGTAAGCCTTTTAATTTGCTTTCAGTTTCGATTATTTCCCTTTGTAAAGCGTCATATTGCTTTTGAGATATTTCGCCGTTATCAAGTGCTTTTTTTGCGTCTTTTGCGGCGGTCTGTAAGGTTTTTAATTTATTCTGCGTGTCGCCGATTTCCTTCGTCAAAAGCCTCTGCTTCTGTGCTAATAGCTCCGTATTAGATGGGTCGAGCTTTAAAAGCCTGTTGACATCTTTTAGCTCTTTTTCGGTATCTCTTATTTCGCCGTTAACGCCTTTTAAAGCTTTATCAAGTCCCGTTGCGTCGCCGTCAAGCTTTATTGTTATGCCTTTAATTCTGTCTGCCATATAATCACCTTATAAGCGGTCTATGTCCTGTTGCGTTGCGATATAGTCATATTCGCACTCGTCATTTTTCCATTCGATAAACATATCGTTTATCATTCCGATTGAGAGATATTCACAATCAGCAATAGAAACGCCGCATTGTAAGGCTCTTAGATAAAACAATGCGGTGTTAATCTCTCGGTCTATTGCTCGTTCGCTTTTTTTGGAGTTGATTTCTGTTCAAGTCCGTCTGCCCATAACTGCATAATTTCGGGCAGAATTTCATATATATTGAAAGAATTAAATCCGTCAAGCCACTCGTCTATTGTGTCGGGGATTTCCTTGTCTGCGTGTTTTGCCATTGTATAGGCGACATTTTCGAAAATTGTCAAGCACTTAATCGGCAGGCTGCCGTTGTTCGCTTCAATCTGCTTTTTCATTTCTGCCATATCAAGAAGAATGTCAGAGCCGAAAGCAAGGCGATACATTCTCGGTATTGCCGCCGAGTTTGCGAATTTAACTTCTTTGTTGTCAACTGTTATTGTTTTAATAATCATTTGTTTTCTCCTTTTACAAAATACGAATAATCCCCCTGCCATAAGGCAGAGGGATAAACATTAAGTATATGCTACAACTGCGGTATTCCAAGCTGTAAGGTCTGCATCGGCGGTTGTTGCCGTTGACTTTGCTCTTACATAGCCGTTAAGCTCGGGTCGTGCTGTAATTGTGATTGTCTCCGTCTGTGGCTCTTTTGTCTCGGTGTTAGTGGTAGATGCTGCACTTGTTCTTGAAGCGGTGCAATTGAAAAACCAAAACTTAACCGGTCCTTCGTCGCCGTCAACGGTGAATGAAAGTGCAAAGCTTTTCGGCTCTGCGTTTGCATCCTCGAACATTATGTCCTTTGTATCTGTGTCCTCGTCAAATATTGCGGTGCGGAATGCGTCGCTCAACATTGCAAGCACAAGGTCGCCCTCGTAACCTGTGTTAGCCTGTGAAACATAATACTCGATGCCGTCAGCGTAAAAAGGTGTTCTCTCGCCCTGCGGTTCAAGTGAAATTGAAACCGCTCCCTTTTCTGCGACGGGTGTTCCGTATGTTACTGTTCCGCCGCTCTCTGTTCTCGGAGCATAATAAACATCGTGAATGTTAAATTTAACTTTGTTTGCCATTGTTATATCTCCATTTCGTAAATGACTTCGTAGCATTTTTCGTCCTCAAGATATGTAAATTCTTTTTGCCAAAAAATGCGATTTTCGGTGAAAATATTTTCAATTTTCTGTTCAAGGGTTAAATCTCTGACCGAGCAATAAAGCTCGACAGCCATTCGCTTTATTTCTGCATAGACAATGCCGTCCGATGCAAAGTTATTTGTGTTCGTTTCCAAATACACAATAAAAGGAAGCGGCGGCACATTGTCTTTAAATTCGTAATAGGTTACGGGCAATCCTGCGCCTTCAAGCATTTTGTGAAATTGTGATAATGTCATAGCTTGATTTTCAGCTCCCTTTCAACTTTGTCTATTGCGTTTTTCTCGGCTTGATGTATATGCGGTATCGGCTCAACTGTATCGTTTGTCCGTTTTCCCCATAAGACTTTTATATGTCCGTTTTCTAAAAGGTGTGTTAGCTGATAATGTTTTGCGTTATAAATAACTACATCCGCATACCTTGAAGCACCTTTTCTATTTGTTGTAGTGCGTTT